CTATTTTCTCTTTATTTTCCATTTTCTTTATTCCGCTATTTTTCCGTATAAATCGGCCTATTAAATACTTTAAATAGTTTTTTTATCCGTTGCCATAATATATTAGGCTTTTTATCAATAATCTCATTTATATCTAAAAACACATCTACTTTATTGGCTTTAATTTCAAGTGCTGAAACCCCCGAAGGCAATTTAGATTTATCCAGATCAGCGTTTATTTTTATAAAACATTGATTATTAGCAGGCTCTTCTTCTAGTTCATGTTTCTCATCAGACTCATCAAAATTTATATCTTCTTTTTTATTCACTTATTCCTCCTTAACCTTGAATCTATTGCATATTTAAGGGCATTTGTCAAGTTTTTTAATGTCCCATGTAGAACAAATTATATTCGTTATCTTCCGGCAAATCAAATTCAAGTATAGCCTTCATTTTTCCTCCTTTTTAAATTCCATTAGATTCGTTAGGCTCATTTTCAGCCGTATTTTTCTTCTTTCTGCCGCCTCTTCTACCGTAAAAACGGGCGGAATAAATTGATTGACACCCCAAGATATTCGCTTGCTTCGGTGATTTTATAGATTTTCATACTTCATTGCCCCAAACATCCCAGCCATCAGTCTTTTGTCTGGCAAATAACTCTATTCGTGGCAAATCACCTACCAAATTAATAATCCTTCTTTTTACTTCATCGGGCTTTTTACTGTGCCCTTCAATAGATGTGTCTATCACGGAATGAACGCCTGCATTTATTCTTTTGGGTTTTCCTTTAGTTGCAATCAAGCACAGCTCTGCGTTCGCCCTTGTCCAACTACCCATGCCCCAAAACCAACTATTGCTTTTTTTGTTTCTTTTAACCCAAGTAAAAGCAACTGTTTTATACTCAAACCCCCATTTTTCTATAAGTTCCCAACACTCGTTTAGTCTTGGCATTGTAACCCACAAGAAAAGAATACAGTCTTTATCTGCTATGCCTGAAACAGGTAAGTCATCTATCCATTCTTTTTCTTGAACTTGATACTTACATCCTGCACCACGATTACCAGCCAAGGCTTTGTCCCTATAACTCCACGGCGGGTCGGCATATATAATCTGATACTTCTTATTTGGAAATGGTATATGTTCCATCTTTCATCTCCTTAACTAATTTCTCGTTTGTTGGATTTTCATAAGCAGTTATATCCTCCTTTTTATTAATAAGCGGACAGAAACCGCCAATATTACATATTCTGATATCTTCTAGACATTCGCGCGACCTTACATCAGAACGTCATAGCGCAACAATACAAAAATCTCTGCCCGCACCTACTATAATAGAACATTCCATATAATTAAGCAATTATTTTTAATTTTGTATAAATTTATTTTAAAAAAAGCTTGACATTTGACGTTATGGCGTTATAATGTGCATATAAATGAATAATTATTGCTTAATTTAAGGGGAACTAAAATGACTAATTTAACTTTATCTACATTATATCCAACATGCTCATTGATAGGAACATTATTAATAGCTATTATAAGCACTTGGATAACAGGTATAATTATATCTCTTTACATAGCTGCAAAAATTGAGCAAAACGATAATGAAGATCAAGCCGTTCAAAAGAAAATTTAAACAACGCTACTGTGAAAGTTGTTTTTTTAGAAAAAAAGAAATTAAATATTTTTCATGCACATATACGGAATCAAATAGTCCATCTTTTGCAGAATTTATAAAAATGGTAGACTGTTTAAATAAAGGGATAAAATGTCCCTGGTATAAAAAAGACGAGGAAAAACAATGAAACTATTTAATTTATTTAAGAGAAAAGCTAAACGAAGAAGCTGTGAGACCTGCTGTTTTGCAGAAATTCAAACCGAATGTAATTTTCAAACTGAAGAAAGATTAATATATTTCTATGATTTATACAAATGTACACAAACATGGGATAATGACTTTCCATTTAACAATGCTGTTTATTCAGCAAAAGATGGAAAATGCCCACGATACAAAAGGAAAAAATAAAGGACACATAAAATGAAAACATATGATTTTTTATTAAGAGAAGCATTTGATGCTTACTTATTAAATGGTAAAGACATAAAAAAAGAGAGAATAAATCAATGATTAATCTTGTACAATTCTCCCCGTGTGGAGCATTAATAGTATGTGTATTAGCCTGGATGCGCATAGTAATGTTAAGTCATAAAATAGACGAATTAGAAAAGAAAATTACTGTACTAGCACTAGAAACAAAAGAAAATAAGGAGGATAAACGTTGCCACCAATCATAAACAATAAAGATATACAAGAAATAAACCATAATTCAACAAAAATTACTAATATTCAATTAAAAAAATGGATTGATAAAAACATAGGAGATAAATAATGTGTATTTTAGAAGAAGAAGAAATAAATGAAATTATAGATATTTTAGATGGCAAAGATAGTCAATCTAAATCATTTTCTGATCAAGAATTAAAATGTTTACAAATTAAACTTCATGATTCTTTTACACAAGAATTAACTGATCTACTTTGTAAATATGATCTTAAAATATCAGAATTTGTACAATTAATTTTTAATGAAGAATTAGGCCAATAAAGGAGTATTTAAATGTATTTTTTAATAACATCATTAATAGCAATAGCTATAGTTATATATCCATATTTGCACAATAAATACAAGAACATCCCTATTAACAAAAGACAAGTGATAATAAACAAACTAGAAGGAACCGCTTGCTGGACATTAGGAATAACTCTTTTTGGTCTAGCTTTCATAGGTGGTTATTTTATATTTTTAATTTTAAAGGGGGGTTAATCTAAGATGGACTGATCTAAGTGGGACTATAATCTTTAAAGGATATAAATTAAAAAAGGAGGAATAAAAATATGTATTATTCAATTATAGATAAAGATATAACGGATTTTGAAGACCCTGTTCCAAGTTTTAGTACTTGTGGACTTAATTCAAGGAGTCCAGAAGAGATCAAAAAACATATTTTACGATATATAAGAACTGATATCGAAGATCTATCTGATTATATAGTATTAAAAAATAGCTCAGTAGATGAATTATTGGAATTATTTCATTTAGATATATATAAACATGAATACCCATTAACTGAATTTACATATTTTATAAATTTTGAGGATAAATTATAATGACAAAAAGTACCGATTTATCTTTTTTAAATAAATTAGAAAATTTATGCATAGAGTATGGATTAATGCCTATCACCCATATTACTGATTTAGATGCTAAAAAAAAACACTAAGTATAACATACCTAGCCACTTTTTCGTTTAAAGAAGAAACTATAAGAGATTTTTTTAAAAGATCAAAAGAGGCCAATAATCTAGAGGAGAAAACTAATGAATGAATTAATAGAAATGGACAATACAGCCCAACAATGGGCCGAACAAAGTTCAGAAGAATATTTCTATAGCCTTTTTTTTCCCCAAATATTTCGTCAAGACGAAAAAAAAGACTTGACATCAGATTGGGATATTGTAGAATAATCAAGTTAGCAGATAAATTGTAATGCAAAAAAACAACACAATTTTCATGCATGATTCCTTAACGATAGCTATTTATCTGCTAACTTTTTTAAATCGGCTTGTGATTTTCTTTCGTTCCCTGACAATTTCACGCTTTTCACAAGCCGGTTAAATACACAAATTAAAGAGGTTATAGATGTCATATAAGAATTATTTAACAACAACAGAAGTTGCCAAAGAAATAGGAAAATCACAGAGAAGAATTCAATCTTTGTGCCAACAAGGATTTATACCGTCACGTAAATTTGGTCGAGATTGGCTTATAGATAAAAGTTTCCTAGATATATTCAAAAGAAGCTGGAAACAATCTGAAAGATGGAAATAATAATGATTAAATCTTTAGCACTCATATTTTCACTCATATTTAGTTTCGTTATAACGCCATCAAAGGCAGATGTCATGGATTTTCAAAATTACACAATGGACGTTGATGGTACTTTGTACAGTATAACAATTCCTGGGCAAGTACTTCCAGATGTACAGCCCCCTATTTTCATAAATAAAATTGGCTAAGGATATAACTAATGGAGAATAATGATCTTTTAAAAATTCACACCGAAAAAATTGCCGTGCGATATTGGCTTAAGACTGGTACAATAAGCACTAAATATGCTCCTCCTATTTTTATTTCATACATGAAAAACGGAAAAATTGAAAAGCTTATTAGGTTTTATGATGGAACAGTTATTGATTTAAAAACTGAACAGCTAGAACGTCCTATCGAGTTTGAGTTTGATTATGATAAAACCATAAAAGAACAATCAAAAAAATTAGCCAAACTGGAAAAAAACACCAATCCATTTAAATCCATCTAAGAAGCCCCTCATTAAATTAATTTTTCAACCCACCAATCGTATTACTAAAGAAAGATCATAGCGTGTACCCCCATAGGATTGCCCAGAATCATTATTAATGAAGCGTATTTTGTTTTTTCTTTGCAGTTCTTAATTTTTTAGCTTGGATAGCTTTGAATTCAGGATTGGTTTCTTGCAACCATTTGAAGTAGGTTTTTCTATCTACAACTTTTAATTTGTTAGCTTGGTAAGATTCGAATTGTTCAGGATCGACTTCTTGCAGCCATTTTTCGTAGGCTTCTTTAGAATCATAATTCATATCTCGTTGAATTATTTCAAGTTTTGCCATTTCTTGATGTCGTCGAGATAATTCTTTTTCGCACAATTTGATTAATCTCGCAGGCTTAGGCCAGAACGTATCTTGTTGTAAACATTCAGAAATTGCTTTTCTAACAACATCCAATTCGTAAATTTCTAAGAAATTCCAATATTCGCGATAAACCTGCAATTTTTCCTCATCTCCATGAATCGAATTCTCAAAATTTTTGCCTAAAAGCTTTGCTAATCGATTCATTTGCCTGGTAAATTCTTTTGCTGTTTCGATATCCTTTTCCATTCTAAGTACCTGTTATTTCATCAACAATCACATCATCAATTGATTTCGAATTTTCCGGATGTTCGGCAATATGCATGAATTTTTCAATGTAGCTAGCATCACGTAAAATCAAACCAAGATCATCAACTTTTTTATGATTTTTAGGGTGATTTCCCATATGCCATTTTGACTTTGAACATCCCAAAATAGCTTGTTTTAAAGGCTCAGGATCGCCTTTGTACAATTTCAAAGCATTTCGTATCAAACTTTTTCGCTTGTTGTCAAGTATGGCTTTTGGATGATCTAAAATCTCTTTCCAATACTCAAAAATTATTTTTATTGATTGGGGGGTTGAGCAACTTGTTTGCTCAACAATGGGGAGAGAATTTTTGGCATCTGGGATGGCATGATTTTTTCTTTTTACATTTTCTTTTTCCTTCTCCTGATACTGTTCCTGTTCCTGTTCCTGGATCGGGGGTCCCATCCCCGATGGTATCGAGATGGCATCGAGGATGGCATGCCAGATGCCATCTGAGATGCCATGTTTATTTTCTGTAAAGTCTTGATACCATTGATTTTTTAATCTGCACTCTGGAAGAGACTTTATCATAGTGTTCCATTTCTTATAAGATTTTGGAGAAGTTGGCGGATTGTACTTTAAGAAGTTTTTTATGTAGACCATTTGATGCTTCTCGCAGGCATCGAGGATGCCATACGAGATGGCATCCCGGATGGCATCCTCGTACCTTTTTCTCTTCCATCGAATTTCATCTGCTAAAGCTCCTGTGGATGCCTTAAAAAGACCAAGAGGATTTCCGTAATAAGTAGTGAACAAATGAAACACAACTATTTGGGTATCTGTGTTGAGAAATGGAAATTTATCATCATTCCAAATAGTTCTATGTAAACAAATATATCTTGACACTCTAACCTCCTGTTTTTATTGAGTTTCAACCTCGGTATTATTTTTAATTTCCCAGATACTATCTAAAGTTAAACCAGGTTTTACAGGAAAACCAGTCTTTTTCATTTCACATAATATTTCATTAAGAATATTAATTATAATTATAGCATTAGATATATTGGGAACTCTATCACCTTTTTCCCATTGACTTAAACTAGTTATCGTAAAACCAGTCAGTTCAGCAAGTTGCATTAAAGTTAAACCTGCTAAATGTCTATATTTACGTAAATTTGAAATAATATTATATTGATTTTTTGCCATTTCCACCTCCTTTAATTTGACAAAATTTATAGATTGGCCCACTATATTATCATAAAAAATTAAAAATAATATAAAATAAATTTAAAAAAATACTTGACGCCTAAACGAAATAAACTATAATGGTCGTCGAGGTTAATTAAAAATCAGGAGGAAGAAAATGGAAACTCTAACAGAATCAATTGCTAATATCAGCAAAGAATATGAAAAACGTATGAATGAAACAATAAACATATTGTCTCAATTTTATCCAGAATCAATGGTTGTAGCTGTTGCAATGGATAAAACACCATCAATTTTGGATTCGTATTATAAAAATATCAAAGTTAATGAAAGCGCAAAACAAGAGTTATTACAATAAGGAGGAAATAAATGGATGAATACTACAAGGAAATTTGCAAACGTTGTCAAAATCTATCAATATTTGATGATAGTATAATACAATTAGATAATTCTATAAGTAATCTATTTAATATACTGAGAGAAATTAATAATAAAGGATTTTTAAAAAAATACAATAAAATATTATATGACTTAGAATATGAAATCCACAGACTTTGTGCGGAATGGAATAGAATTATAGGTTACATAAAAAGAAAGGAGGAAATAAAATGAGTACTAAAATAGAAAAAAAAGAAACTGATAAATCTTTTGCGGGAATAAATAGTTTTACTCCTGAACAGATAGAATTAGTAAAAAAAACCGTCGCAAAAAATTCGACAGATGATGAGCTACAAATGTTTTTACATCTTGCTAAAAAATATGACCTTGATCCTTTAGCTAAACAAATATGGTTTATAAAGTATAGGTCAAATGATGCTCCAATTATATTTACTAGCCGTGACGGTTATTTAAAAATAGCGCATGATAGTGGACAATTTGACGGTATCAGCAGCTATACTGTTGATGATGATAACGGCAATCCTGTTAAGGCTATTTGTGAAGTTTGGAGAAAAGATATGTCACATAGTTTTAAAGCTGAAGTAAAATTCAAAGAATATGGAGCAAAAAAATCTAATCCTATTTGGAAAGAATATCCAAGTGCTATGTTAATAAAAGTAGCTGAAGTTTTTGCTTTAAAGCGAGCGTTTAGTATTTCAGGACTTGTTACTTCAGAAGAAATGGAGCAGGAACAACAACCTTTGTCAATTGATAATAATACTGAAAAACTTAAAAAAGAAATATTTGAAGCTCTTCAAAATAATTGTTTTAACGACGAAGAAAGAAAGAAATGGTATAATTACCTTGAAAAATGCAATAATGATGGGGTTTACATGGAAGCATTAGATAGAATAACTAAGGAAGCTGGAATCAGGGCTATACAATACGACTCAAAAAGTTGGGACAATACAATAAAAGAGATTCAGGAAAAATTGAATGAAGCTCGAGATCATATGTGGGAAAATAATTTACCTAAGGAGGAAACAAAATGACAGAACCATTAAAAGAAAGTTTAATGAAAGAATTTATTAATTCTTTACCCAAAAAAGAACAAGAAAAAGCTATGAATATTTATAAACATTATGATAACCTTCATCTTGCAATTCATGATGAAGGAATGGCAGAGATTATATGTTCCCAAATGTCCACGACTCAAATAACGGCAACGCTCTTACTTGTAAGTGATATGTTATCTTTAAGAAATATTAAACCATTTGTAGACCCAGGGTGGGATATAATATATGTTGATATAATGATGCATGATTACCTTGCAAAACACAATGAGGAGGAAACAAAATGACCATTATAAATTTAGGATTTGATATGAAAGATATCGAGAGTGATTTCAAACCAATAGAGCCAGGCGAGTATATCGCCTCTATAGATTCAGTTGAAGCAGCTGAAGCTAGAGGCGGTCATACTATGGTTAAAATAGAGTTTACTATAATGGAAGGACCCTATTCCAGACGTAAAATATTTAAGAATTATTGTGTAAATCATCCTAATCAAGTCGCTACAGAAATTGCTAGAAAGCAATTAACTAAGGTAGCTTGTCTAACAGGAACATACAAGCAAGGAACATCTTATAAGCAATTGAATACTGATGATCTTATAAATAAAACTATTGTTCTTGAAATTGGTATTGATGAAAATAATACAAAATATAATACAATAACTGGATATAAACCATCAGGACCGCTTAATGATAATACTGCTGAAAGGATTATAAAAGAAATAGACAATAATAAGCTTCCTGATCCAATGAAATCATCAGAAATTGATGATGATATTCCGTTTTAAGAGGCAAGTAATTAAAAAATATCCTAAAATATTAAATCTGTTTAAATTTGATCAAGAAACTAAGTGCCGTACTACTGAATTTTCATGCGATGAGTTTGAATATTTAAAAGATTATAAATGGATTTTTACTGAAAAAATTGATGGGATGAACATCCGTGTTATTTTCGATGAAAATGGTGAAATGGAAATTAGAGGGAGAACTGATAAGGCACAATTACCGCCTGATATTGTTATGATTATTAAAGAAATGTTTAAAAAAGTTCAAACTAGTAATGTTGTATTTTATGGCGAAGGATACGGACCAGGCATTAATAAAGGTGGAAAATATAGAAATAATAAATCTTTTATCTTGTTCGATGTATATGATAATGATGCAAAAAAATATATACCATATGCTGATACGAAGGCCTTTTCACTTCAGAGTAAAATTCCTATAGTTCCGATAATAGGTGAAATAACTTTAATGGAAGCATACGAACTAGTAAAAAAAGGAATGCCTTCACAATTCGGAAATTTCTATGCCGAAGGTCTGGTTGGAACTTTTCCGTTTTTAAATGAACACGGCAAAAAAGTACGCGTAAAAATAAAGCATCGCGATTATTTTGAAAAAGAATTACAGGAAGTTTAATGACATCAGGAACATTAGAAGAATTTTTATATTGGAGATTAAAAATGGAAATTGAAAGTGCAACAGTATTATTAACAAAAGAAGAGATGGAAATGATAGTTGAGTCATTATTGTATAAAATAAAAAGTTTTTGTGTTCTCAATGATGATCCTGCTGAGGTTGAAAGTTGTAATAGAGGCAACATTTGTCTTTTAACAGACATTGCACATCTCTGTCAGCATCCTATGCATTCTTTTTTGATAGAGAGAAATGATAAAAATGATTTGTTATTTATTAATCAATTTATTGATGATGCTAAAGAAGATTAAAAATGATAACTAGATTTGAAGAGCAACAACAGAACGATATAAAAGCAGTCTTAAGACATCTTTTCGAAAAGGCAGTTATTATATCACAAACTAAAGAACATCAACAGGAAAAAAGAACAGTTTTACGATTGGCTTTTAAACAAATAATTCGTATAATAAACAAAAAACAGGTGGTAGTATAAAAAATAATACAGTACTTATTTACCATCCCCGCTATTTACATTTAGTAGCCGCATAACTACAAGGAGTAAATAGCAAAAGATAAGTGAAAATATAGGTGAAAATCCTATCCACCTGAACCTTTTATCTATTTCTTAAATCATTCTTAATCTCTCGTATATCTTCTTTTATACCTTCTACTTCAGCAGTTAATTCAATTAATTTTTCTAATTTGGATTCAATAAAGTCTATTTTTACAAAGTATCTTTTAACCAGGACTGAGACTAACCCTCCGGCTAGCAAGATGCCAGATAATATTCCTGTTATCTCTCTTACAACAGCTTCTGCGCTCATTAGGCATCACCGAAGTCTGTCGATATAGACCGAACGTCCAGAACCTTTTTTTAGAACTTCTTTCACAAGACTTCCAGGAGTAATAGCAGTTTCATCTAACTCAATACCATCCATACGAATAACTGCATTTGCAAATTCAGCGCATTGCCATCTATTATCTTTTTTAGGTTTTAAACCAAATGCTGCTCTTATGCAATCATACCATGAATATTTTTCTCCTAATTTAGTCTCGATAAAATTTCGTGTATCAGGAAATAGTTTTCCATCTATGCCGAAAACATGTGCAGGGAGTAGTTTATTAATAGGTAAAAGACGTACACCCTTCCCTTCGAACGATTCTACTACCGTTACAATATCATCTTTTATTTTATAAATAATTGCAACATGACTATAAGTCTCTTTAGTCCATAATCTAATCATTCTAGAAAAAAAACTATTGCGAGAAACCGCTAAAAGATCACCTTCTGAAATTAGGTTTAATCTAATGCTGTCTTTTAATGAGGCCATATATCCTCCCTGTTATATTATTAGTTCTTCCAATATTTTATTGTAATGCATTTCTTCTGCTTTTTCTACTAAAATATGTATGCTAGGTATTTGAGCATATTGTTTAGAAACAATAGCTTGACATACTAATTTATCATCTTTATAGACAATTCCATTAAGAGCATCTTTTACAGCTTTTAATAAATTATCCACATCCGGTTTAACGGCATGAAAAGAATGGTTAGAAATTACTTCTTCTTTCTTTTTTCTAGTCCAGCTCTTAGGAGGACTAAAACAAAAAATAACAACAATAACAACAGCAGCATCAAAAGGTACTCTATTGCCCATTTCTTTTATAGCATGCCATCTAATTATTTCCTCATATTGCGCTGTTTTTTTTGGCGTATAAGCTACATATTTCCCATTATTTATTACACTTCGATGTCTTAATTTTGATATTGGTACTAAATTATCAATATTTAATTTAAACATCCTTATATAATTCCCAGTGTCCTAAATCCCCAATAAAACCTTTCCATTCACTGGCTGATTTAATAGGAATCCCACGAAGTGCAGCAACTGCTTGTGCAAAACCTATAAATCTATCAATTAAAATATCATCTTCATCATAACTACCATTGACCATACGGCCATTTACATACGGATATACATCAACCGCAAGAGAAGGATCCGTATTATGTTTACTCTCGGGATATTTGCATCTACTTAATCCGCTAGCAAACATTTCGTTTTGTTCATCTTCTCCTCTATGTCCCCAAGCTACTGTACAATCTCTCCATTTAATAATTTCATTCAACCAATCCTGAATTAAAGGGTGGCAAGTTTCTAATCTTTCTTTTGATGATTTACTGAAATAATACATATTTCATTCCTATTTTAAACTATTACGCGCAACACCTTTTATCTTCTCAAAAGATCTATAAGCCCCAAAACCTAATAAAGCTATAATTAGATCATGCGAAGTTGGTAAGGCACTGTAGGCCACCCAGATTCTAAATCTACAGATAGTGGATCTTGTGCTGCTTCAATCGCTGCCAACAATTCCTCATTACGATCAAATGCTAGAGCATATAATTCTTGGATCGAATGTAAAATCTCTTTGAATTCAGCTTCAGTTAAAGACTTTTTAACCCCTTCCATATTTCTATATTCGAATGTGCCTGTATTAACACCTGTTAGATAATTAGTCAAAATACCACTCACATAACTAATATGCTCGGTCTTACTTTTAAAAGTATTAGCTCCAACTATAACTCCACCTTTCGTCACTCGTCTAAATTTAGCTCTAAGTCTAACTAAAGCTATTTGTTTGTCATTCATTTATTTATTCTCCTTTATTGATAAGGTTTAGGCCACACTACAACATGCATTTTGAAATTGTCTTCCCACCCTTCTCCATCGTCTGGATGCGCTTCTATCGAAATTGAATGCTGGCTTAAAGCATCTATAGTCTCTATAGAATATGCTCCACTACTTATAAATTCAACTTCTCCAGCAGTTCCATTTGATGGATTGTAAGAATTAGCATCAGCAGCAGCAGGAATATCAATCAAAGTTGTATTATAATTAAAATGCGCAAAGTGGACCATATACTCTTGACCATTTAAAAACTCATGTCCATAATTTGAATATATTGCACTAGGCATCTGAGTACTTGTTCCTATAACAATATTATTATTATAAGAACATGCAATTCTAGTTTGAGTTTTCTCAACCTCATTACGATCTTCGAATCCTACAAATTTATATCCACGATGCATCGCAAGTTTTTTAACAAACAACTTATCACTAGTGCTTTCAGAATTTGTAGTTCTAATTAATAGTCCTAATCTAGTTGCTGAAGTATTAAATGATGATAAATCAATATTTTCCCATTTAATAACTGAATTGGTACCGCTTATACTAAGATTTCCTGAAGTTGTCACATAAGACCAAGCTCCCGTTGAGTCAGATGATAATGTTGGAGTTGAACTCCAAGTAGATACCGGATCTTGTAAGCAATCATTATCGGCAGTTGGAACCCACTGTATCAGATTCATTCTAATATTCGTTATGCCGATAGCTCTCCCGTACATTCCTACAGATAAAGTCTCTCCTGCTGCCTTTAGTTCTGTAAGATAAGTTAAAAATTCTTCTTCATAAAGAGGCTCATATCCGCCTAAATAACCCGGACCTGCAAGCTCTAAAACTAATTCATTTTCATTTCCGGCATCTCTTTCTGCATTAATAAGAGTACTACTTAATATCAAAAACGACGGTGTTACTGGACTAGTATCGCTAGTTGCTTCCAGACCATCTCCCATAACCCATAAAGGAATTTTAGAAAAATCACCAGAGACCAATAAATTCTTTGGCGGATTAAAATTCATTAAAGCTGTATCTAAATTATAATATTTAACATCTCCAGTCGAAACATCCACTACAGCATTAGTTATTTTTTTACCGTTAAAATAAACTATTCCATTACTTGAAATGCTAAATAAATCATAAGTACTAGAAACACCAATAACTTCATCAACTTCTAAATAAAGAACTGATCCAGAAACTACAAAAGCAGGTGTAGAACTATTCATTCCAGAAGCATCTAATTTTTTAATATGCACATAAGTTTTTGTTGTTGTGCCACCGCTACAATTAAATACATTACCAGTTGCCGTTCCTGTAGTACGTACTTCATCTATATCAAAATAAGCACTTCCTAATTGATGTGTTACACAAGAATTACTAGAACTATGTAATAAAAGACCTATATTATAATATTGAATATTAGCATCATTTCCTACATGAAATATTGCGCGTCCAGAGCCACTATTACTTACAATATTTGCATTAAAATATGACGGATCACCAATATCGAAAAATTTTTCTATTCCATCACCAGAAGTTACAAGAAATTTATGACAAGAAAATGATACGCCTGCTTTTATATATATATTTGAATTACTAAATATAGCTCCTCTACAATCATAAACACTATCAGTAATAGTTGTAAAACTATCGCCAGTATAGGTGCCAATATCTGTTATATAGAATTTAGATGTTGTTGATCCAGCAGCAGTATTAGCACTTGTCAAAGTTAATTTAGGTTCGCCAAGCTGTAGGCCATCATTAGAATTGTTACCGTTTTTACCAACATAATATGTATTAGTTTGATCAGGCAAACTTCCACCAACTGTCGCAAAAGACCAACCTTTTGAACCATCAGTTATTATAGCTTGCCCTGGAGTTCCATCAGCAGTTGGCATTTTAAAAGTATTTACATAAGTTTTATCATCAATATTTTGTCCAAGATTAAGTACTCCATTCCCAGCTCCAAGTTGGGCATGAATATTAATATTGCCACCATTTGCTGTGGCAATATTAATATCACCACCAGTATTACTACCAAAAAATCCAATAGTTCCACTAGTAGTTGTTATACTCCATCCTTGTGTATCTACAGTTCCGCCAAATTTTATTGTTCCAGGCTCATTTGGATTTAAAATAATATTGCCATCATTAGTAATTAAAGATAAATTACCAGTTGTCGCAGTCATAGTCCCGCCTGTAGGATATGTAAGACTAGTAATCCCACTTACAGCTCCACCACTGGCTGTAATAGTACTTTCAATTAATCCATCAGGAGTTCCATTATTTTGCACAAAAGCATCTGGAACTGTAAAAAAAACAGAAGATACATCGCCAAGATCAGTAAAATTTTCAGTGTGCTTAGCAATCTCTGCGTCTGTCATTCTAAACCATCTTCCTGGCCCTGCTGAAGGCAGTACAACCTCATCATCGTCTGGTGTGGCAGTAGATAACGGATCATAACGATATATCCCTTTTGTTTTTACTGTAATTATTTCCCCATCAGCATAAAGGGTTACATCTAGTGCTTTTAAAGCTGTCACATCCGCAACTGGTCTTTGAATAATTTTATGTTGTAAAATAGCCATTTTAAATTCTCCTATCTTTATTTACTGTGTTGTCCACTTCTCTCCGAATTCGTCTTCCCATATGTCATAACCCTCATCTTGAGTTGACGTCCAATAATAATTATATACAGGAGATGATCCACCTTTCTCTAAACAGTTACGCCAGAAAATCATTGTTTGAAGCATAGTATGCATAGTATTGTTCATTTAATTTTCCTATTGCCCACCATGAGCGGTTACATAAGTTGTTGTTGTAGTTCTAAGCTGTCCATTAATAGTAGCTTGATATAAAATCTTTTTTGTTATAACTGGCACCCAATCCCCATCTAATAATCCCCAATATGGATGTGGAGTTCCATCTACATCTTCGACAATAAGATGTCCACCACCTCCAATATGAAGCATACTCACATAATTCGGAAGCTCTACATCTCCAGTCAATGCAGTATCATAATTAACTTCCCATCCAGCCTTGGAAACTATAGAAACCTCATTGCAGGGGGCATTTGGATTCACTTGATTTTTTGTATAACTCATCTTCTCTCTCCTTAGTATTTAATAAACACATAAACATATATATTTTCAGTTCTAGTTTCACTTGATTCACCTGTATTTTCAATATCAATAATTTGGTTACCACTTCTTGCAAAAGTAGTTCGCCAACCTGGTCCAGTATTATTAGACAATCCTCCAATAACATAACAACCTTCACTATCATTTCGGCCGATTGAATAACAATCTCCTTGACGTGAAGCAGTTCCTCCCCATACTCGCGCTACGTGATCATGTGTTTCAAATGCATTATGTTGCTTAGTTCCTACAGCTTTCCCCCATCCGAAAGCATGATTAGGTATACGTGATACACGATCAGGATCAACAGTACCATGAAAATCAGAAGCTCTTAAAAAGAGACCGTCGTAATTAGGAACATTAAAATATATAGAATTAAGCATATCAGTAGTTATAGCTGCAACTTGGGCTGCTGTTTCCGTTCCGTCAAGCTCAATCTTAGAGCCTAATTTACCACCAGGTGTTGGATCTGTTCCGTTTCCTGCAACTTCGTACCACATATATCTATTTTCTAAACGCCCATAAAAATTAAAATACTCACCGCCACTCAATGTTGATGCTGCATTACATGTTATTTGGGTAAATTCGGCACCTTTTAATACTTCTAAAATTGCATATGCTATTTGTTCTTTTGCACTAACAGGGTCTGATCCAGGAGTAATATCAACTCGTAATCCTGTACCTCCTGGTGCTGGATCAGAACCTACACCATTAACTCTAAACCATACATAAAATGAAGTAGAAGTACCATGAATTGTAAAATATTCACCACCACTCCAGCTGTCTGAAGTAACTGTAACATCTGTTATTTCAGGTAAAGAAGCAGTTCCCTGTTGCACAATAGAAATACTCACATGCGCAGTACCAGCAGTTGCATCTGTAACATTACCATTTGATTTATTAGTTACTCTAATTATATTTACCGAATGCCATGTAGTACCCATTTCTGGAGTATCTGTACCATTTATATAAGTAGAAAAGGAAAATCCAGTATCATTATCACTCCAATTTGTAACTGCTCCACTATTAGAATTTCTACAGATACATGTATCTGTTGCTGATCCTCCTAAGGTATAACAAAAGAATCCATCTAGACCGCTACCATAAATATTCCCTATCTTATTAAATAATCTTCTATAGGTGAGTTTACCATCAGTTCCTGGAATGTAATCTGCGGCTTTATATTCATTTCCGCTACAAAGTAAATATCCTTTTATGGATGTATCAGGAGTTGCTGATGTTAGAAGAGTGCCTACAACATGATCTGCAATCGCATATGAATGATCAGTATCAACCCAAAGAGGCAAATGTATATCATCATTAGTAAGATTTGGGAGTTCTATAGCTTTTTTCTCAACTTCAGACATTTCATATGTTTTATAATTAAATTCTAATAATTCATCTCCTTTATTCATCTGCATATTAGTTATATCAACTTCGCTAATAATATCTAATGGTAAACGTATACCAATTTCAAGATGATCATTATCATTAGTTCCTAAAGTTTTCCCGCTTACACTTGGAATTACTAAAGTTATTGTATATTCTTCCCAATCAGTAGTTAATTGCTCTAAAGTTAATGTTTCTACAGCTTCACTCGGAGTTCCGCCTGTTCCAAAACCTTGCCTAACTAAAATTTGAATTTGAGAATTCGTAGAACTTCTAGCTCTAATATTTATTGTTACTGTTTCACCGGATAAGGTTTCAACTCCTTTTATGCGGTGAATAATATCTTTTCGCGTTTCACCACCACCTCCAATTGCTGTACATGCATATCTTAAATAATATTTAGGATTTTCAGGAACGTTAGTCTGACCTAAAACAAATTCATTGAATGTCAATGTATTCGTTGCACTAGTATTATTTCGTTTAAAATTCCAATTATCAGCAGCAATAAGAACTAAGTTAGTACTATCAAGATCTTCATTTGTATATTCTTCTTGATAATGAAATCTAAACTGCGGATTTAATAAATAATTAGTAGGATCAAATTCAGTAACTACCGGTGGACCCTCTCCAGCTGATGATGGATAATTATCAAAACTTTTAATCAATGTCGTATCAGAAGCTCTTACTTCTATATAATATGGTTCATCATCTGCATAATAAGGTGCTGACATTGATCCGGCAGAATCTAAAGTATGAGGATTATCATATGCAGGAGGCGTTGTTGCAGGAGGTGTAATAACATCTGTTTCATATACTGCTTTTCGTGTATCATGATCAGTTGCTTTCGACCATTGTACGGTCCCGGCAATTAAAGGGAGACCATTTTGATCACAATAATAATCTATACATTTTGGTTCTAAACTATAACTTACAGTTGCCATTATTTATTTCCCCTTTCTTTTAAATATTGACTCATAATGAGTGCCCTTGTTGTTGGCGATAATGCCGTAGCAGCTCCAGTCTCTGCCGCACGACCTATAGCTCCTAATCCTAATCTTTTAAGAAGTGGATAACCTAATATAGCCGCACCTGCTGCCGGATGACCTGCTATAATTCCACCTGCTCCTAAAGCTTGTCGCCCAGTCCCAAGCATTGATCCCAATCCTCCTTTTTTAGCAGGCTCTTTAAATAAATCAGGATTACTTTCATGTAATTTAGAAAGATTATCTAATTGCTCTTTATCCTTTTCGTTAAATAGAATATTTTTCTGATTTTCACCAAGTTTCATATATTTTTTTATAAATGCATCTGGATTACCTTCTTCATTTCTGAAATGATGATAGGTAACAAGATTCTTAGATTCTTCATCAGGCATCATGTGCATTAAATTATTAACTAATTCAAATTGATCTTTTTGTTTACCAGGACGTAAATATTCCTCGACCATTCCAGAAGTAGGTGTACCTTTCTCATATCTGGCGTAAAAAGGAGATGATTTTTCTTTGCCTCCAGGAGTCTCCATAAACGGTATTTGTTGTTCTTTGTATTTTTGATCTGCTTTTTCCCAAGCATCAGATATGGAACCTTTCTGTTTTTTAAGGGACTCAATTTTTTCTGCGTTTGCTTCTTTATTTTCAGAGGTTAGTTTGCTTATTTTTTCATCTACTGAGTCTATACTAGACTTTCTGACTGAGTCCCTTAAACCTTGTTTTGCTTTTGAAGCAATTTCTAATCTTAAATCACCTCTTTTAAAACGCCTAATATCTTGATTTAACATCCTTTTAGCTTCATCGACGTGTTCAAACGTAGGAATATGAAGGCCTAAAAATTGATCAAGGTATTCTTTTGCTTTCATTCGATCTTCATCTAATTTTTTCCCACCCTCAAAAAGTCCTTCTCTTTTTATTTCTTGTTCTTTAAGAGGTTTTAATGCATCCAAGTAAGGCTGTTTATTAATTTTTAATTCTTGCTCTTGAGCCATTTCCATAGGTTTTTCATAAGCTGCTCTAACACTATCATCAGGATTTATCCATTTTTGTGTTATAGTCTCTTCTCCTTTCTTATCGGTACCCTTCAATTCCTCAAAATGTTGAGCTGCTCGATTATAAATATCTTGCGCAGATGTTTCCTTACTGCTAGACCCTCGTAATTTAGTTAACATATCATCTAATGAAGCCTTAGCGCGAGGATAAACAACTTCTGCTCTTTTAGCCGCAGCTTGTGCTAATTTTCCTAAGCCTTTTCCTGCTACATGTAATCCAGCACCAGCAAGCCCTCCTACGATAGCACCTTTTCCAGGCTCCTCTGGAGCTTGTGTTGCGCCGTATACTCCACCTATTGCTGCCTGTTCACCTAATGGAGTTAACGACTCTGCAAGGCCGAGAGGACCCATAGCAGCAGCTGTCCCGCCATAACCAAGAATATCTCCAAGCACTCCACCAACACGTCCTGGTAATGTTCGACGTCCAGGAGCTTCTGGAACTTGAGATGGAGCTAAAGGTTGTGCTCCTACAATTCTTCGAGGAATGTTAATAGCACCTGTAGCTAAATTGGCTAATTGTTGGGCTAATTCTTGTCCTGCTGCTGCTGGAACTGCTACAGCTGCTTTACCAACCCCTCCTAAAGCTTGCAATAAAGGATGTTGAGGAGGTAATACTGCTTCTGAAGCTTTTTGTTCAACTAATAAATTAACAGGCCCAACTTCTGCTGGAGCAGGCTGTTTTAAATCTTCTTCTGTTAATAACATTTTAGGCATTATGTTACTCCATGCTTTTGCTTTAATCTTCGTATTACTTCGTCTGTAGATATTCCAAGCTGTTTAGCTGTATGATCTATATTTTCTTGTGTAGAACCAGGAATGTTCGGAATTAATAAAGCTGTTCCTCGTTTATATCCTGCTTCAAATTTTTCTTTACCAGCTATTCCGCCTTTAACTTGAGCGTAATAACCATCATGATAATGCTGTAAATATTCTATTAATTTATTCCATCGTTGCAGTGCAAGTTCAGGATTGTTATCTAAAACATTATCAATCCCTTGGCTCATATTTGCTACAGCATCAGCTACATATTTTTCTACATATCCTTCTCTAACAGAAGTAGCCATAGCTTGCCTTAAGGTATCTGTAATAAATTTATGCATTTCTTTTCTAAAAGTCTGATAATCATTAAATATTTGTTTTCTATCTCCTGTAAGAGTTCCGGTAGCATTAGCAATTTGATCAGCTCTATATAATGCAGCTCCTTTAGGACCTGAATAATGCATAATTGGAGATATATCCACACCTCTTATTTCAGATAAAATTGAAGCCGTAGCTGAAACCCTATTTCTTGCCATTGCATCAGAAGTCTCTTTTTCTAATTCACTTCCTGTTTGTGCGGCCATCTCACCAAATTGTTGTTGATCCTCAGTAGGAACCTGAGCTTGTATAACTGGTGTGCCAGTCATAGCTGCTACTAATGGATGTTGAACTGTCTGTGGTGTCTGTACACCAGTTTCTGGTGATTGACCAGGTGTTAATTGTTGACCTGTATCAGTTTTCACATTTAATTGTTGCTGTTCCTGAGGGGTCATCTGAGGCAATATTGAATCTAACAGACTTCGATCACCAGCAGCTGCTCTTTCTTGAGCTACTTTTAACATTTGTAATTTAGAGGACATCGGCGTATAAGCCCATATTCCTCTTTGTTGTAGGCTTTGAGTTTGCGCTTTTCTATAAGATTCTCCAGCTTGCCAATCTTCTTGTGTAACCTGTAAAGGTTGACCTGTCATTAGGCTTCTAATACGTGCCCTACCTAATGCAAGTGCAGGACCTCCTGTAAGACCGCTTCCTTGGCCTAACAAAGGATCTTGTGCTCTAGCTTGTGATAATGCAGTTTGTGCTTTCAATTGAGCTAGCTGAGCTTGAGCCATAGGAGCAGTGTATGGAGCCTCTAATAAACTCTTAGCTCCGGAAACACCTTGTGCGAATGCTCGTGGATCAAATGCTACCATAATCTTTCTCCTTTATAAAAATGCACCTAATGCAGCCCCTGCTAAGCCACTTGAAGCCCCTCCAAGCATCCCAGCTAAACCACTTTCTGATGCTTCTTTTTGAGCTTCAGCTTGAGCTTGAACGTTTGCTAATTGTGCAGCTAGATTTCCATACTGTCCTGCGCTTGTAAGTCCAAATTGACCCATCTGACCAGCAGCACCTAATCCAATCTGGCCTAATCCAGCCTCACCACCTAAATATGTCTGACCCATACCTAGAATATTCTGTAAATATTGCTGCATATCTTGTGATGCTAAACCTTGAGAATAACCTAAGACATCCTTCATTTCTTGTCCTGATCCAGCCATACCCCTAGATTCCATAGCATTCTGTAATTGCTTCAGACCTTCCTGTTGCTGAAATTGAGCTGCTGGGGACGTTTGATATCCACCCATAATCTGTGAATACATTTGAGAAGGGTCGGCATACGGTTGCAAAGCTTGCATATATTGTTGCAATCCACCATAACCTGCCTGTTGATATGGTGCTAATTGGCCGATCGCTTGTTGACCCATCTGTTGAATATAATCTTGAGCACTTTGTAAAGTTTTCTCTCCACCTCCGGAAAAATCACCTTGCCCACCTAAATACTTACCAAGTAAACTACCTTCAATTCCGGCAACTTGTCCCGCTACTGGTGCTAATGCTGCAAACATATCTGTTCTCCTTTAATTATTACTTCTACTATTCTCAATCCAAACATTTCGTATTTCATTATAATGAAATGATATTACATCTCCTTCACCCATCTCATAATCAGCTCCGCCAGCTAATTGAAGTCCATTACCATCAACAAGCTTAACTTTATTCGTATCGCTCATTCCTTCGACAGTTAATGATTGACCATCTTCTCCTGCTGTAATTTGAGGATCAGATGTCAATGTTGTAGTTCCAGCACTAGCACCTTCAATTCTCATAATTCCTGTATTAATCCTTATTTGATCAGATGCAGCCAAAATAAGTGTATCTGACGGTGTAGTAGAGAAGTTAATAGCAGTTGTAGCCAGCTCGAACCACCTGCTCCAATTCTGATTAACAGAATATTTTCCTGCTACATTGTCATATGGCTGTTTTTCAAGCATTATTGAACCCCTACAGTCAATGAACATCCTAATAAGACTAATGGAATTTTATTATAATTTTCAATTCTAAACGTTGTATCTGCACTAATTCCTAAATTAAAAAACCTTACTTCAGTCTTTCTTTTTCCAATCTTACCCATAGGTTGACTTAGCTGATTCCCATAAGTAATACCACCATCTCTAGAAACTTCTAATCTAAGAAGTGGATCATCATCATTACCAGATTCATGACCTACACCAGTTTTCACATCAAACCATAGCTCATGTAAAAGATGATTTTTATAATTCGGCACTGAAAACACACCAACTTCACGCATTTTCCGAATAGAAGTTCCATCATCATCATAAATTTGATCAGATAGCTCCATAATAGAATTTGCGTTATAAGGTAAAACATAATGTTTATCGTTATAATAAAAATATGCCTCAGGTAACCATCTGTCTTCATCTTTATATGATAATTGAGACCACGATTGTGTTGTCAGACAATACATCCAAGTCCTATTATCTTCAGTAAAATTAATGACATAGAATATATATCCAATCCTGTTCTTGAAGATGTACGCACTCGAATCTTCTGGACTTTTATATAAAGCTAATTCTTCTTCTATAGCAGTTGTACTGATTTTTGTAGGTTCGCCACCAGTCGTCATTACAATAGAAACCTGACCGTTATAATATCGAGCAAGCCAAATAGCATGTTCAAAATTTATAGCAATACTTCCAGCTGAAGCACATCCATAATCTAATGTCTGTACAGACTGCTGGCTAAAAGGAAATGCCTGACCAGAATCGTACCAAACTTCAACAGAACGCTGCCCAAAGAGATATAACAGACCTCTTAAGCGTCCTAATCCTGTAAATATGTCGGGATATGCTGTTAACTTAGCTCTATCTAATGTATCCCATGAATTAGCATCATTTATTCCTGAAATTCCCCATGAATCACTTTCAGCCTGACATACAATAAATCTTTCGGCTAGAACAGTGACATCTATAGGATTATCTAGGAAACCAAGGGCTGTTATTTTAGTTAATACACCAGTATCTTTACTATAAACCCAACCACCTTTCCCGTCTACGAAGACTAGCTCTGTCCCATTGTCTTCAATTCCTACATATCCTCTATCCGTTAGAATTTCTCCAAGATTGACAATATTTAACGATGCATCTAATGAATATATTTTATCATCAATAACAATAAATACTTTATTATCAAAAACATGCGCCGCTCTTCCTCGTCCTGATCCTCGACCACGCCTTACTAATGTTTTAACTTCTTTCAAACCTGGACGTGTAAATAAAGATTTTTTGTTCTTTCCTTGAGGATCAACAACAGCATACATGTTTAGAGTACGTTTAGGATCAAACTCATCATAACCATGACGAGCATAATCTCCTACGATATCTAAATTTACTGTCTTCAAAGTACTCATAAATTAACTCAATGATGATAAATTAGTGTATGTATATCCACCTGATCGAAATATAGATGTAGTTTGCATATCTAAATTTTTTGCATTACTTGCAATAATGTCATCTCTGCTCTGCTTATAATATGATTCATCTATTTTATCCCACTTACTTGCTGGATAGTTGCGATGCAACATTCTAGCTAAAGCATTTTCTAAATAAAATATCATATATGGCGGAATATTATCAATTTCAGTATTTAAAGCTTGTGTTGTAATATTCATTTTTGCCTTAATTGAACAGGTATATGCTTTATCAGGTATTCTATAAAACGTAATTACTGATTCCATTAATCGATGAGGTATTACATCCGGTACCATTCTATTAGAAAAATAACATTTCGTAGGACGGCCTGTAGCTGTAAGAGAAGTTCCTTCAAAATATAAAGTGTCGCTTAAAATATCAACTGGATATAAAGTATCATTTTCAATTATAGAAACATGCAAAAGTTTCGTAATATTAATTGCAGTAGCTGGATAATGCTTGGAAAAAACAACGTCTCTTTCTCCTGGAGTTAAAGTCAATTCAACTTCACTAAATAATGGGACATATGTTTCATTACCAGATAATTCATCAAGTAAAACATTAAGAGAATACAATCCTTCAGTAACTTGATCGCCAGTTAAACTCCGATCATCAGTTTTGACATTTATTATTCTGTATGCTTTTTTTATTATATCGTTAACAGTCCGATATTTTGGTATAGCCATCTTATCCTCCTAAAATAATACAAATAAAAGGAGGGAGAAATAACCCCCTCCTTAAGGATTATTTAGGATACATTCCTAACAGTCTGAGTTGGATCCCACTTCCAGCCACAAAGAACGTCAATTCTAATTACGTTCTTGCTCTCACCAGTTTCACCATCAAGTGTTACACGAACAGACCATCCTGTTTCAGGGTCAGTGTAATGATCACTGTCACCACCTCGTAGAAGCTCAAGAGGTGGACATACTGCAAATAATCCACTAGATGAATATGCTAAGTTAATATTAGATAATCCATCCTCTCCATCAGCTACAGTTCCTTTACGAGTAACTTTAATAACTGCTCCATCTGGAATTTCAGCAGATATATTCTGATTAGGATCATCAGCAGATATATTAATTTCCGGACCTACAGGAATAGTAGCAGCACCACCAGCAGTTGAAGTTACATCGGCAGTCACTACGAATTGCACTGGCTGCCCAGTACTAACTTTAGTTACCCTATTAACAAAATAAGGTTGTGCAGTAGGATGAGTAATTGTGATTGTGTCACCTTTCCTCAAAATATCAGTAATAGAACCAGTAAATCCAGCAGCTACAAGAGTGCTTCCTGAAGTTACTGCACCGTTTATTACGGGAGCACCATAATCACCTATATAAGATTGATGTCTATCAATACTGGATTCTTCATATATATCAAAATACGATAAATGACCTAATTGTGAATATCGATTGATTTCATTATTAATCGTAGTATTGAACGAATTTGATAAAGCATCTTTTAATGCTCCAGCATCTTCAAAAGTCATAGCATGATTCCAGCCTGTGCCGAATTGCACTCCGTTCTTACCCAAAACTATTCCAGGATTATTAATAGCACCAAAAGTATTAAGTGCTGTTCCTGGTGTTCCAGTTGTTAAATAGACACTATTTTTAGCATCAGCAGCAATAGCTGCATTGATTTGAGATATAATATTATTAACCATACCTTTAAGAACGCTCTTTTTCCAATTTTCATATCCTAATGATACAGTTAAATCTATAGTGTCATATTCTTCGTATACAGTGAATAATTGTTGTAATTGCAGCGGCATCCAGGTCTCTTTAAGCTCAGTTGCAGTTGCACTATTACCTCGTTGGACAACATGTTGATTATCTAATCTAATGTTGATTGTTTGACCAGGTTTATATGTCCTTTCTTGGAACATACCGTCATATTTTCTATTTGCAGTTGCTAGAAAACTATTACTAACACTGAATTGAGCCGCTACCTCTTCAGAGAGCAGCGTACTGGTTATGATTTCATTAGCCATTTTATATTACCTCCATAGTAAATCAAGAAAATTAAATAATTTCAGTGACTTATTATAAAAGCACTAAAATTACCCTTTATAACTGTCTTGTAATGCTTGTTTTGCTTGTGCAAAACGTTCATCACGAGAACTTATTGCTTTTGATTTAGGGATTGCCTTTGTTTTACTCAATGGAGGTGGTGCAGATGACTTAACAGCATTGATACGATTTAATATTCCAGCTTCAGTCAAATACATTTCCCTCACCTGTTGTTCAAGTGGCAACCTGGAGATACGTGCAGCTTCTTTTTGATTTTTTGATAGATGATAAAGAATATCTGGGCCATTAGGAGAATTTTTAGCCGCTAAAAGCATTGTATCACTGAAATTTCCGCTATTTCCTAATTGAAGAATATTTTCGGAAAAATCTTCGATCTCAACAGCCTTTTCCTGCATTTTTTTTGCAAATTCTTGCTCTTTAACAGTTTCATGAACCTGAAACTGTAGATTCTGCATCTCTATTTCACGACGTTGAATCTCTTGTTTCTGTTCTTCGGTCAAAACTTCATTAAATTGAGCCTTTTCTTGCCTCGTTTTAACTTCACTTGCCCGAGCGAGTTCATCAAGCTCTCTTTTATGCTTACGATCTTGCCTATAAAGGCGATCTTTTAGCCATTTCTCTTTGTCGACCCAATCAGGAGCATCTTTAAGAGCTTCTATCTCCTCAGATTCTTCTGATGTTTTATCTTTGTCTTTCTTTTCATCTTCGTCCGGAGTTTCAATCTCCGTGTCTTCATCATTAGATATATTTTCATCTAATGCTTCAGTTATAACTTCTTCTTGTCCTTCCGGAGCTATATCGGTTACTTCTGACATTATATCTCCTTTTCCTACTATGCATTTATGGCTACATATTCGCCTTACCAGCTAATATCTCTGCTGTGAAAGACCTCTTATATGAAATATTGGTTTATATTTCATATAAGAGTATACGTGTGCAAGCTTAGGGTTTTATTAGAATAATGTCAACTAAATATTATATGTTTTTTCATATGTGTTAAATGATAAATAATATATGTGTCTAAAAAACGATCGTTTTCTTTCCTTTTACGAACATAATAAAAACATCCTCAAATATTGATTATTTTAAGTAAAAAAACCCATCTAATAAACAAAGTAAATTAACTTGAATTAATTACTGAGTTATTGTATTATGCGTTTTTTTAAAACAAGGGAGATTAATAATGATTACTTTGCTAGAAGAAACAACTGCAAAGATATATGAAAGCGGACATGTAATTGAAGATATAATCTTTATAGGAAGTGAAGAAAGCGGGCATAGCTGTTCATGGGATGAATTTAAAGTTATGGCATCTAAGGGATATGATAATAGCTATGGAATTGCGGAGGTGGCTATAGATCTAATAATTGTGTTTTCAGACGGTCAGAAAATGTGGCGTGACGAATATGATGGCTCTGAATGGTGGGAAGTACAAACACCATTTAGAAAACCTCATTTCCATAATAGAAAAATTAAAAAACTTATTACAGATGATATCGGTGGGAATTATACCTTAGAAGAAATGAATGAAAACAAAGGAGACATATCATGAAAATAGGATACGCAAGAGTTTCGACAAGTGATCAAAGTCTAAATCTACAAATAGACGCTTTAAAAAAAGATGGCTGCGAGAAAATATACAGTGATGTTGCTAATGGCAAAAAAGAAGAAAGATTGGGTCTTGACAAAGCTATGAATTATGTACGTAAAAATGATGCTATTGTTGTATGGAAGCTCGATAGATTAGGACGTTCAATTACACACCTGATAAAAACTATTCAATTATTAAATAATAAGCAAATCGGATTTAAAAGCTTACAAGAAAATATTGATACTACAACAAGCTCCGGGAAATTAATATTTCATATCTTTGGTGCATTGGCAGAATTTGAGCACGATATAATTGTAGAAAGAACACAAGCAGGACTAAAAGCTGCACGTAAAAGAGGTCTTTATGGAGGCAGGCCTAAATTATTGAATGATAAGCAAGTAGATAGATTAATAGAATTATATGAAAAGAAATCAAGCACCATTAAAGAACTTTGTGCAATGTATAACATAAGTAAACAAACCTTTTACAATTATTTAGCACTTAAACAATAAATCTATTCTTCTTGCTTTAATCGATCAACACGATCAATATCATATCGTGCTTTAGTTTTCATGCTTTCGTCTTCTCCGATAAGAAGTTCTTCAAATTCCTCACTAGAAATGTCATCTTTTCCGTACCAATGTTTTTTTCTGCTCATGATTCTATCTCCTTTTTAATGTTTTTAAGAGTTTATCTCTAATAAGCCTGACTTTAATTTTAAAAGGAGGTTGTGTACTCCATCCATCAGATTGAAAAACTCTACTCCACCCGTGATATTTTGTCACAGCTTCATATTCTTCAGGAGTTGCGCTCCATTTTTCACCTTTCTTATTATATAGCAATATATTAATAAATCATACTCCTTTTTCTGTAGTAGTTATCATCTTATCTATAAGCTCAGTTTGAGCTTTATACATCTCAGCGTCTATCTTTCTATTTTGCATATCTAATCTGGCATTCTCATGCGTTCGGTCCATATGTGAATTCATCAAACTATCTATAGTAGCAATACCCTCAATCTGAGTGTCAGCTTGATTCTTCATCGCCTGAGATTGATTTTTAATTGCTTCTGATTGCTTTTTCTGAGTGTCAGCTTGTAAGTTCTGCATCTGAGCCATCATCATAGGATTAGGTTGCCGCTGCTGTTTGGGCGGCCTTTTTTCTATTTTAGCCTTTATCTCTTCAGGAACCAAAGCATCATAAAGTGTTTTTGATAGTTGAAGTGCATTCGGTAAATCCAAATTCTTAATATAATCAGAAATTAAATAAGGTCTAGCATCCGGATAGACTTGCATAGCATCTTTCATTGAAACAATATTTTCTTGTTTTTGAAGCGCATATGAAGAACCAGCTTCAATTTCAACGTCAAACTCTTCAGCAGAAATACTATTCTTACCTTCTTCAAAACCAGGCTCACCAGCCTTTATACCATAACTTTTACCCTCATTAATAATAATGCTCTTTGTCTGCTTATCGCCATCAGTAACAAAAACTGTTCTTTCAGTATCGTAAAGTGACGGAAATAAAGATAAGAGAGCCTTGCCTATTTGCTGAATTGCTCTATTACAATTATTTCTATATATATATGAACTGCTTTGGCCTTGTCTTATTTTATTAGCAACAGCAACTCCACTAATCTCATTTCCTACATCTCCTCGTGTAGATTGAAAAATACCTAGAATAGTATGGATTTCAGTATCGATATACATTTGTTGATTAATTAAAGATGAAGGAACTTCCAAAGACTGAACTTTAGTAGGGTATTGTTTACCAGGAATAGTTTTAGCAGTCAAAATTCCTTGAACTCTATCAGGGTTTGCCCAAACTTCAGTATTGCCAGCCACACATTCCGGATCACCAATCCACTGTTCTTTACGTCCGCTTTTAATATAATGACAAATTTCACTCTTTAAAAAGTTATAATATTCTTGAGAACTTCTAGCAAACTGTGTAAAAGCTTTAGTAGTTTGCTTACCATCTATAATAAAAGAATTGCCATCCATGAAAACCAGCGGCATAATTTTAGATGGCCATTCAGTCTTTTCTAAAATTTCAGACTTACAAATCTTATAATGATTAATAGTATAATCGTCAGCGTATCTTTCATCAATTATCTCGAGTGGTCTAAAATTATCAACATAATTACCGTACTGATCTGTTGCGTATTGAACATAATATGCTGCTATGATTTCATCAGCTTCATTAGCATCAACTACTTCTTTATTACTTAATTGCACTATTTTTTTCTTTTTCCACTTCTTTTTCCAAACATCAGCAACAACAACTTGATCTTTTTTTATATCTTTAAAAATACCTCCCCCAATATCAACTCTATCAAATAATGATACACCTGTTTTTCCGTTGTTTAGAATTTCTGCTTTCGGCCATTTAGCTTCGAACTCATCACGATTTAATATAGTCCATTTCCCGCAAACGTCACCGTCTGATTTTGTTACGTCTTCAGCTGTTGCGTCGAAAAAAGCCGTTGTAGGGTCTTTTATTGCTTCTACTGCTGGCTTCTGATTAAAACTTCTTGCATTTTCATAGTCAATACTAATTCCTAATACTCCATAACCCAACAAAGCACATTCTGATGCGCTCTGATAAGCAATTGTAGCATTTGAATCATAAGCAATTGATCTTAATAAATTTTCATGCAATTCAAGCGTTTCATCACTTACATTCGCAATTGATCTAACTTTTAAATCAGCTGTATTAGCCCTGTTTTCACCTGCTATCTGCTGAATATATGAATAAAGTTTATTTATCGTTAGACAAGGCTTTCCTAAATTTTTATATTCTGCTGCTACAGTTGGCTCCCATTGCTTACCCTTAACAACGAACTCAACTTCTTCCCGATATCTAGTTATATTATCGCTAAAATAATCAAACCATACCGCTATATCATTTTTAATTTCTTTTAAAATCTCTCTATCTTCTTTACTGTCGTATTTCATCTTTTTTCCCTCATTTATAACCAAGAGCTTTGCGGTTTATAGTACGGTTTATCTTCAGAAACAGGAGGTGCTTTATTCACTTGATAACCTTCCATTGCCCCGTATTGTAAACAATCAGCAATATCACTAAACGGATGGTTTTTGTTGGGAACATCTCTGTAAGATTCATCACCAATCACACGCATACGCTTGTAATAATAATAACCGTTCATGCTCTTGCGGAGTATAGGGCAATGTGCGCGAGAAAGCAAGAAGGCCGGCTCACCCGAAATTAATCTTGTCAAGAAATATTTTACAGATTCGAGCCTAGGTAATAAAACATTCGTACGTGCTTGTTGTGTATCTATACCCTCTTCTTTTAATATCTCCATTGCACTTATTGCAGCTTCTGAAGCTCCACCACCGGCATCTCCAGACGGATCACCAACAGAAATAACGGGACATCCACCATAATTCATATCTATAAATGGTTTAACTACATCTCGAGCTAATTCTCGTATAAACATACGTTCAGTCGTAAACTCTTTAATACATCTTAATTGACCATCATCTCTAAATTGCATAATCAAACAAGCAGGAGTTAAACCGAAATCCCAGCATAAATATATAGTCTCTTCTTTTAACAAAGGAATTTCATCTATACTATGAACATCATCATTGTATTCATCAAAGACATGCTTACCTTTAACAACAATGCCCCATTCACCTCGGCAATAAACCTTTATGATCTCTTCTCTAAACTTATTCTGTCTGGCATAGTCATAATAGTAATCATCTTTGAGATTTTCGACATTATCTGCTTCTGGATTGTCTTTCCACTGATTATTCTCATCCTTAATTAATCCCGGAGGCTGCCTGAATAAAGTTGTTCCTTCGATCTTATCTACTTCGAAATAATTGTATAACCAATGATCAGTATCAGGAGGGTTAGTATCAGAGATAATTCCACCCCAAAAAGGTTTATCTATCTGCCATTTAGCAGGATATTGACCAACCCGAGCAGTCATGTGTGAGAATATGCCATACGGAATATGCTGAACCTCATTGAAATATGCGCCTGTAACTTCTAATGACTCAAGAGCATCTCTCTGATCTTCACGATCTAAACCCATAAATAATATCTCAAGCTCTATAATTCCGTTACCGTCATTCAATCTATAAGTATAAGTTAGAACAGGTTTTTTACGCTTAGATATGCATGGAAGCCTAGAAAACCATTGAAGCCACGTATTTACAGTCGTTGTCTCTAAACGTCCAATCGTATTTCGAACTATAATCCATCTAGCTCTTCGAACACCATCATGGCATTTAGGCATGCGACAAGTTTGATATATTATCTCATGACAGCTCATTACTGATTTCCCGGACCTGAAAGGCCCCATAATCGTTTTAATTAGATCAGTTGATGCATGGAATGCCTTAGCTGTTTTATTGGGTTTGTATGACTTAGAACGGCCTGCAACAGAGGATGAATAATCATCATTAAGTATGAAATGGATTTCTTTTTCGCTGGAATAATATTTTGCTAAAGATTTGGTATGAACTTGTAGTTGAGATAAGGTTTTAGTCATCTGATACCTTCCTTACGTTATCAAATCTTGATTCCCACCACTTTTTTTCTTCTTTAGCTAACTCGGTAAACTTTTTCTTATCATTTTTGCATGCTTTAAATTCTGTTTCAAAATGATAATATTCTTTTCTTCCATTTACTATTCTGTAACGATTAATTAACATTCTTATTTTCCATTTAACCTTTAACTAAAGTAGTTATTAAAAAATCTTGAGTAGTGTCATGTATTTTTTCTGCTCCGTACTTATCTAATATCTCATTAACATCTTCGATAGCTCTTTTTATGACTTTTCTAATTTCTTCATCACACATTATTGTTCTCCTTTTGCGATTACCACAAATGTTCGTTTATTTTCATCTCCTCAATTAATGCTTTTATTTCTTCCATTTTCTCTTCTAACATTTTATGTCTACGCTCAATAACCTCTATTATATCATCATTGAGTTTTGTACGTCGCTTTAATTTAAAAGGCTTACTATTTTTCTCATCACACATTCTCTTGCTCCCTTTTTTCTTTTTCTTCTATCAAAGCATCTATCTTATTAGACAGTTCTATCATCTCTACGCTCCGAGTATACTTGTCTACAATATTAGATAGCCTTTCTCCCTCTGCTGGCGTAAGAACTCCGGCATTCACATGATCTATAATAGCTTGCAATCTTTCCTGAGTTGTTCCTTTGTCCCAGCCATCACAATAAATAACAGCATCAGAGCGATTAGGAAGAAGCGGCTTAATATATAATTCTAGCATTTTAGTATCGCCAGCCAATGCTAGTTCATAAGCTTTTCTATTAAGAGATAGAAATTCATCAGTTGTCATGAACTGTTTCATGATAAGCGATTGTTTGACTGGTCGAGATTTTACAGAACCCCACGTATTTCCTTTTTTGAACCTACCTTTATCGTCTCTATTGTCTATAATTGCAACTGCATTTTTAGAGCTGCCTGTTACTATTTTCTCTTTATTTTCCATTTTCTTTATTCCGTTATTTTTCCGTATAAATCCGCCTATTAAATACTTTAAATAGTTTTTTTATCCGTTGCCATAATATATTAGGCTTTTTATCAATAATCTCATTTATATCTAAAAACACATCTACTTTATTGGCTTTAATTTCAAGCGCTGAAACCCCGAAGGCAATTTAGATTTATCCAGATTAGCGTTTATTTTTATAAAACATTGATTATTAGCAGGCTCTTCTTCTAGTTCATGTTTCTCATCAGACTCATCAAGTTTTATATCTTTTTCAGCTTCTTCAGCAAAACCACCTTTATAGATGCTCCAATTATGTTTACTAGCTATGTAAGCATCTTTATCACACGCAGCTTCTACAGCTTCTGTAAATGTACTATAAACATTATCTTTACATTCGTAAGGAACACCAATTTTTGCCGCCTCAATATCTCCTTGAGTTATAAAAAAAATATTTTCAAGTTTTATATCTTCTTCTTTATTCACTTATTCCTCCTTAACCTTGAATCTATTACATATTTTAGAGAATTTGTCAAGTTTTTTAATGTCCCATGTAGAACAAATTATAACTGATATCCCTTCTTATTTACTATATTCGTTCAATGTTACATTATGATCTTCTAGTATATCCAAAAAAGCATTATGTATTTTATCAATATAATTATATTCATTTGTACTTACATTTTCTTCTAAATATTCTTCAAACTCACTTAGACAAAGCCAAAAAACCAGTGCCTTACCTGCTCCATAAAAGTTTTCGTTATCTGCTGGCAAATCAAATTCAAGTATAGCCTTCATTTTTCCTCCTTTTTATTAATAAGCGGACAGAAACCGCCAATATTACACATTCTGATATCTGATAGACCTTCGCGCAAATTTCCATCAGAACGTCATAGCGCAACAATACAAAAATCTCTGCCCGCACCTACTATAATAGAACATCCTATATAATTAAGCAATTATTTTTAATTTTTTATAAATTTATTTTAAAAAAAGCTTGACATTTGACGTTATGGCGTTATAATGTGCATATAAATGAATAATTATTGCTTAATTTAAGGGGAACTAAAATGACTAATTTAACTTTATCTACATTA